ATCACCGATATCGTTGCGACGACCATCGAGTCGCGCAGCCGGAAGATCGCGGACAACGTTACCAAGAACAACGCCCTCCTTGCCCGCCTGAACCAGCGCGGCAACGTCAAGACCATCAGCGGCGGGTCGCAGATCCTTGAGGAGCTGTCCTTCTCGGAGAACGGGAATGGCAGCGCCTACTCGGGCTACGACCTTCTGCCGGTTGCTGCGCAGGATGTGATCAGCGCAGCGGTCTTCCAGATCAAGCAGTACGCGGTGCCGGTCGTCATCAGCGGCCTGGAGCAGCTCCAGAACTCGGGCAAGGAGGCGATGATCGACCTTCTGGAGTCCCGGGTTGCCGTGGCCGAGGGCACGATGGCGAACCTGCTGTCCGCCGGCATCTATGGCGACGGCACCTCGTTCTCGGGTAAGTCGATCACCGGCCTCGACGCTGCTGTCCCGGTGACTGCGACCGCCTCGCAGGCGACTGCCTACGGCGGGATCACCCCCGCTACCGGCACCATCACCGCGTTCTGGCGGTCCTACTCTCCGGGTACTTCGGCTACCCCGTCGAGCACGACCATCCAGGGCATCATGAACGGCGTCTGGGCGAACCTCGTCCGTGGTTCGGATCGGCCCGACCTGATCATCATGGACAACGACTGCTGGGGCAAGTTCGTTGCCTCCCTCCAGCTCATCCAGCGCTTCACCGATCCCAACCAGGCCCAGCTCGGCTTCCCGTCGCAGAAGTTCTTTGACGCGGATGTGGTACTGGACGGCGGCATCGGCGGCTACGCCTACAACAGCGGCGGCCAGGTGCCCGTTGCTGACCACGGCTCGATGTACTTCCTCAACACCAAGTACCTCAAGTGGCGGCCCCACAAGGACCGCAACATGGTCAGCCTCTCCCCGAACCGGCGCTACAGCGTGAACCAGGACGCCGAGGTTCAGATCCTCGCCTGGGCCGGCAACCTCACCTGTTCCGGCCGGAAGTTCCACGGTCGCTACCAGACCAACTAGCCAGGAAAGGAACTAGACCATGGCTGCTAACTTCGTCATTGCAGACCCGAGCGTCGGGGCTCCGTCTCCGATTTCCGTTTCCGATTCCGTCCAGCGCTGGCCTCTCGGCGCCATCGCCAACGGCGTCGATGTCAACACCGGCACCACCAATATCGGTGGCGGCCAGTTCATCTACTGCCAGGGCTCCAACGTCGCCAGCTCCGGGCAATGGGTCCAGATCCAGAACAACTCGGCCGTGCTGCTCACCAACAACATCAGCCAGAAGTTCCCGGTCGGCGTTGTCGGTGCCCTGCTCTCCGCGACCAACTGCTACGGTTGGGTGCAGGTCCAGGGGCTTTGCGACTACGCCAGAGGCACCAACTCGTCCATCGCGGCGGGTGTGGCGCTCTACGGTGGCTCGGTCAACGGGTACGTCAACAGCGCTTCGGTGGATGGCGGCTTCATCCTCGGCGCGATCTGCCCCGTCTCCTACACCTCGTCTCAGTCGAACAACATGACCGTGCAGTTGCACTACCCGGTCGTCCACGGTAGCTCGGCGGCGGTCTAGCAGCTGTAGTGGCAGCAGGGGCCCTCCCTTCCTTCCCCCGGGTGGGGAGGGCCTTTTACCGGGGGAAGCACGGAGGAAACATGGCAGTCCAACTCTCAGATGAAGCTGCGATGGAGTTCATGCGTCAGCAGGCTGGTATTCAGCCTGGGCAGTCCAAGGGTCTCACCGTCCAGTTCAGCAAGATCGCAGAGCAGGACATGGACGAGTCAGAGAAGCAGGGCAAGCCGGTCTGGCGAGAGGTAGAGTTCATCACCAAGTGGGTCCCGGGAGACAAGGATAACGTCGTTCATCGGCCCGTTCGCTTGATGGACAGGGCCGAGTTCCCGGACCAGTACAAGGCATTCAAGGCCAATGAGGCTGCGCCCGTGACGGGCACGCCCCTGTCGGCGCTCCCGTTCGTGTCCATGGCCCAGATCGCTGAGTTGAACTACTACGGTATCAAGACCGCAGAGCACCTCGTCAACATGTCCGATGGCAACGGCCAGAAGGTCATGGGCTTCCAGCAGCTCAAGGACAAGACCAAGGCGTACCTCGACGCCATCGAGGGCGCTGCTCCTGCCCAGGCTCTCCAGGCAGAACTCACCAAGCGAGACGAGGAGATCGCGCTGCTCAAGGCGGTTGTGGACGAGCTTGGCAAGAAGGTCGAGGAGTCCAGCAACCGGAGGAAGTAGATGGCGTTCGACACGGCAGGCCAGATTATCGCGGACGCCATGACGGAGCTTGGTCTGTCTGCCGTGTCGGATCCATTCACGTCCGACGATCCGAACGCTACCCAGATGTGTACCTTCCTCAAGTCGCTGGGAAGGGACCTTCTAGGCGAGCACAAGTGGACGATCCTCCGAAAGGAGTACTCGTTCACAACCGTACTCAATACTCCGACGTACACGCTCCCGGCCGACTTCTACGGCATGTACGATCAGTCTGGTTGGAACCGGACGAACCGGCTCCCGCTCGGAGGTCCCCTCGACGCGCAGGAGTGGCAATACCTAAAGGCCAGGCTGGTCAACGTCGTATTCACGGTCCTGTTCCGGCCGATGGCCGGTAGCATCTACATCTACCCGGACACAAATACGCCTGGCGGGTACAACATCGCGTTCGAGTACCGAAGCAACGGATGGGTCAGGGTCCCCGCGCTGCCTTCGGATACCTATCAAGACTACCCGTCTGACGCAGCGCACATCATCCAGTACGAGTCCAACCTTGTCAGCAGAGGGCTAAAGCTAAAGTGGCTCAAGGCCCATGGGTTCGATACCGTCTCTGCGCAGCAGGATTACAACGATGCGCTAATGAAGGCGAAGGGGAACGACTCCTTCACTCCCATCTTGTCTCTGACTCGGCCTGGTGCTCTGCGCGGAGTTGACCAGATGATCGGCCAGCAGTCGGTGCCGATCACGGGGTTCGGGACCTAGCCGATGCCTACTGCGGCCAGACAGAGGCGCAAGCCGGTGCCTCTGAGGCCCGTGCCGCAGCAAGTGTCGAATTCGTCCGTTCACCTCCCGGCTCCTACCGGCGGGATCAACGCTGCGGATCCTGCCAGCGCCATGTCCCCAACGGACTGCCTGGCGCTCTACAACTTCATCCCCTTCCAGTACGGGCTCAGGGTTCGGAGCGGCTGGCGGGAGTGGTGTACTAACATCGGCAGCCCGGTGGACACGCAAGGCACCGGGCTCTATGACGATGGATCCCCCACGGCGTTCAGCCTGTCCGCTCCTCTGGGTGGCGCTCCCGTTGGAGCGTGGGACAGCATCGTCCCCAAGGGCGTCAAGACCATCATCGCCTTCAACGGCCGGACGCCCAACGGGGATCGGCTTTTCGCCTGTACCTCGGATGGCATCTACGACGTAACCAAGTCAACCAGCACACCGACCAGGGTTTACGCCTGGCCGCTCGGAACGTACCTGGATGGCCTGGGCAACGAGGTTGAACCGGCCCTCGCTGGGGTCGTCTCGTATACCTCGTTTGCAAATGCTAGTGGGAGCCACTTCATCGCCGCTTGTGACGGGCTGAATGGCTACCACATCTACTCCGAGGACGACGCTGCGTGGACGAAGGTGCTCAAGACGGCCACGACCGCTTGGGCAGCCAGCACGGTCTACGCGGCAGGGGACTACGTAGTCAACAACTCGATTTCCTACTCCTGCACCACCGGAGGCACGTCTGATGCGTCCGGGGGACCCACAGGCGTGGCCGCGTCCATCACCGATGGCACGGTGACGTGGAAGTACGTCCCGTCCATGGATGGAGTCGAGCCGAACTCGCTTCGGTTCGTCATGAGTTGGAAGAACCGGCTCTGGTTCGTGCCAGAGGATTCCTCGGTTTCCTACTACCTGCCCGTCAACCAGTTCGGTGGCACGGCCAACCCGGTCTACTTCGGCAGCCGGTTCCGCTACGGCGGGAGTCTAGTCGGCCTCTACTCTTGGACCGTTGATGGCGGTACCGGGATCGATGACAAACTGGTAGCCATCAGCCGAGGCGGGGACGTGGTGGTCTACGCGGGCACGGACCCCACCTACGCCGAGACGTTTGGACTGGTCGGCGTATGGTGGGCCGGTCAGATTCCCCCGGGCAGGAACGTTGCGTCCGACTTCGGCGGGGACCTGTTCATCCTCTCGCGGCTCGGATGCGTTCCCCTGTCGAAACTCGTCAGCGGCGGCCTTATCCGCGACCCCAACATGTTCGCCACCGCCAAGGTCGCCAACCTGTTCAACGTCTTGATGACCGAACGCGGGCACCTCGATGGCTGGGCCATCAAGATGCACCCCAGCGACAACCTACTGGTCATCAGCGTCCCGGCGACTCCAGACAAGGTTCAGGAACAGTTGGTGTCTTCTCTGTCCACGAAGGGCTGGGCCAGGCATCGGGGCATCCCGATGACCTGCATGGAGCCCTGGCAGGGTACGCTCTACTTCGGCACCGAGGACGGCCGAGTCTGCAAGAACGACGGCTACACGGACGGAGCTGCGCTGGATGGCACCGGGGCCTACGCCATCGACTGCTCGATCCTGACCGCCTACAACAACCTCGGGTCCGCTCGGAAGAAGCGGATCCACATGGTCAAGCCCTACTTCTCGACCACAGGAACTACCCCTGGGTACAAGGTCGAGGCTCGCTACGATTTCGACCTATCCGAAGTTGGCATCATCCCCAGCACCCCACCGATTGCGGCGAACTCCTGGGGCACCGGGAAGTGGGGCGTTGCCAAGTGGGGCAAGGGGTCCGGTATCTCCGGCAAGCTCAAAGGGTCCACGGGGATGGGAACCAGCGTTGCCATCGTCCTACGCGTGACGGCCAAGACAAACACCACGCTGGTCGGGTTTGACACCATCTTCGATCAGGGGGGCCTGCTGTGAACATCATCGGCTGCTACCCCTACGAGTACGGATGGATCGCAGAGCGCGCGGGCTGCGAGATCACCCCATCGTTCCAGGCCATCAAGGCTTCGGATGCGAAGGGCCGGATTCACGGGATGGTGGGCTACTCCAACTGGACTGCCAACTCGGTGGTCATGCACATCGCCTTGGAGAACCCGGCTTGCCTCCGGAGACTACTCCGGGTGGCGTTCTCTTACCCGTTCGTTGATGTGGGGCGGAACGTCGCCATCGCCACGGTGCGCGAGAAGAACGAGCGCTCGATGCGGCTGTGCGAGCACGTTGGGTTCCGCGAGGCGTACCGGGTCAAAGACGGGATCGCCATCGGAGAGGACCTTGTGATCTTCGAGATGCGTTCCGAGAACTGCCGGTGGATCGAGAAGCGAAAGGCGGCCTGAGATGGGTGGAACTGTTGGCGATTGGGTTGGGGACCATTGGAAGGACATCGCTGGCGGTCCGATGTATGCCGTCAACCACGCTGTTGGCCTGATCCCGAACAGCAAGGGCGGAGCAAGTCTGACCGGAGCCACATCAGGCAAAGGGAAGGGTGGTACTCCCAACGTTCCTGACTTTTCTTCGGCTGCTCATCCCAACACATCCAACCCGCTGGGCGGTCAGACCTGGAACGGGAATACATCCTCGTTTGGGTTTAGCGGACTTGCAGGAGACACGTTCCAGAGTCTCTTGAAGGGAATGAACTCCTCGGCCGGGATTGACCCTGCGGTTGCGGGCAAGGCGGCGGAAGACAAAATGTACGCGGCACTCCAAAGCCGTTTGGATCCTGCTTGGGCGAATCGCCAGTCAGCATTCGATGCGCAGTTGGCGAACCAGGGACTCCAGCCAGGCACGGAAGCCTACAACAACGCGGCCAGGACGTTCGGGCAACAGAGGAACGATGCCTACGGCCAGGCAGCAGGACAGGCCATCGGTCTTGGTCAGCAGGAGCAAGGCCAAGCCAGAGCCAACGCCATGATGCCATTTACCGAGGCCGGGCAGATGATGGGTTTGCTTGGACAGCAGGGGAACAACCTGGGTTCCGGCCTACAGGCTGCTCAGTATCAGATGGGCGCCAACATGATCCCGTACAACCAGCAGCAGAACAAGAAGGGGCAGGTCGCACAGGTCGCTCCATACGCTGCGAAGGCGATGGCCCTCTAGGACATCTATGACTGACTACACAAAGCCTGCTTCTGCGCTGACGCTGGACGAACTGATGGACATCGCCAGTCGAGGTGGCGTTGCGCATGACCAGCAGAAGATCCTAGAGGAGCAGATGGCGATGGCGCAGAAGCTTAGGGATTTGCCTTCGCCTGGCACCAACAGTGTCCACACCATGTTTGGTGAGCAACTGATGGCGCCTCCTCCTCTTGCTACGCTTCTGTCTACCTTGGCTCAGCTCAAGGGAGGGCAGCAGGTCAATGCCATCCGAGGGCCTACTCCTGTAGACCAGAGAACGGGTCAGCCGATCAGCCAGTACGTCAACCTGGAAACTACGGCCGCAGGAGACAAGGCTGTCGCGGCGATGAAGATCCAGCAAGAGAAACAGATCAGAGATGCGCTTCTTGAGATGCTTCGCTCGGGACAGAACCAGCAGGCTCGCGTCCCCAATGCGATGGGCCTAGGCGTCCCCCAACTCCAACTGAACGTCCCCCCTACTAGCATGGGGCAGTAAATGGCAGACTTGGACAACTACCTAGCTTTTCTGCTCGATCCGGATCAGAACAACGCTAAAGCCATCGCTGACGCAATGGCGCAGAGGCTCAGGGGGCAGCAGGACATCGCTACCATCGGTCAGTTGGGCGGCCCCAGGTCCCAAGGCATCGCGGCGCAGGCCGCAGCGCAGGCCAAGCAGGGCCAGGACTTGCTGGAGAAGGCTGGCGTGGCGAGGCTGCACTACGGACCACAAATGGAAGCAGCCAGAGAGCGGATGGAGGTCAACCAGGACCCCAATACCGCACGATTTCTGAGAGGTGCTCTAGCTGCTCTAATGCCAGAGGTGGATGCAGGAGATGCTAGGGCCCAGACGCTCCAAGCTTTCATGCCCTTGGCAGAGAAGATCGCGGCCAACAGGGAGACGGCCAAGTCCAGGGCGGCTCTGGCTGGTATTCGGCAGTCGCTAACTTCTCCGCAATGGGATCCTGATGCAGTCGAGATGGCTGCCCAGGCATTCGCTGTCACCGGAAAGATGCCGCAGCTCGGCCTGGGGAACCAGCCGCTTCGTAAGCAGATCGGAGAGCGAGCTGCACAGATCCTCAAGGAAAAGGCTGGAGGGAGCGCGACTGGCCTTAGCACCCTCGCAGGTAACGAGGCATCCTACGGTGCAGACAAGGGGGCCCTGAATAAGCTCCAGGCGAACAGGGAAATGATCGGCGCCTTCGAGGGCACCGCCCAGAAGAACATCAAGGTGCTTGAGGACGCGATGTCGAAGATCCCGGATACCGGGTCGCCGCTCCTCAACAAGCCGGTACGGTCGTTCCAGACCACCATCGCTGGCGACCCAGCCATGTCTGCTTTCCACACGGCCCTACAGACTGTTCAGGTCGAGGCGGCTCGAATCCTCACGACCGTTGGCGGCGCTGGGCAACTGAGCGATACGGCCAGAAAGGAACTCCAGGACATCATCCAGGGTAATGCGACTATCCCTCAGATGCGTGCTTCGCTTGCTACGCTGCGCAAGGACTTCGCCAACCGACTTTCTGCAACGGACGAGCAGATCCAGGGGATCAAGGCTAGGTTTGGAGGGGCAACGACTCCTGCGCCTAGTCCCAAGCGGATCAAGGTAGACGCAGAGGGAAATCAAATCCCGTGATCATTGAACTTCCAGACGGCACCGAGCTTGATGCTCCTGACGGACTTGCGCCAGACAAGGTGAAGGCTATCGTCCAGAAGCATCTCGGCGCTGCTGCTAGCCATACTCCAAAAGAGGACAAGTCCTGGGGCACCAAGGTTAGGAAAGTATTTGATCCAACATACCCAAGCCCCAATGTAGAACCTCTAGATATCGGTAAGCAGGCTGCTACTGGGCTTAGTTTCGCAGTCGGAGGTCCAGGGCTGGCTAGGGCTGCGCTTTCTGGTGGGCTTGCTGGATTTGGTCTGTCAGACGCTAAGGACCCGGCCGGGTTGGCAGTCAGCACGGGGACGGGGGCTGTTTTAGGCCCTGTGGCTAGCAAGGTCTTTAGTCTGGCTGGGAGTGGACTTTCCAAGGCCGCCGGGTACGCCAAGACGAAGATGGCAGAGGCTCTTGGCAACGCCGCTAACAAAGCCAACCAAGAGGCGGCCGGAGAACTAGCTAGCGAGATTGGCAAACTTGGCGGGTACTCTCAAGATCTGAACCGCAAGGTGGAATGGGTCATCCGACTACTGGACGAGGAAAAGAGCGGTGCGCTCTCAGACGCCAGTAGGGCTTCACTAGAAGCATTCAGGAAGTCGCCTGATTACGGGACGGTCGTAGAGAAGGCTGCCGAACGGGTATTGAATACTGCGCCTGGTGCTGTGGCTAGGACCGCGGCTCAAGAGGCCAAGGTTGCGGCTATGCAGGAAGGCTTGCCACAAGCCGTAGTGGACAAGACTATGGCCGCAACGAGTGCTGATGAGGCCAAGAACCAGATCAAGGCTAGGGTACTCAGGTATGGGCTTCCGGCCGCTGGGTCTGCGATAGGCGCTGCGATGGGTGGTCCCATGGGCGCAGGAGTTGGCGCGCTTGCTGGGGCTGGAACGCGGCCAATG